CTGAAACTTCAGCCCACTGATCACCGCGACGCGCACCCGATCGGCCAGGCCGTTCGCAATTGCCTGGTCGAGCGCAGGTTCCAGGAACGGACGTGGCAGCAGGATGCGTTTCTTCGAGATTGCGCTGCGCTTCATGCGGCGAGGTCCGACCGATGTGGCCGATACAAAGCTGGATGCTTTGCTGGTGTCACCGCCGCCGCCCTTCGCGCCACGCGACAGGAACAGGGCATAGAACTCCGATGCGCGGATGGTGACACCCTCGCCGTCCTTCCAAACCCGGGCGCGGATCGACCGCGCCAACTTCCCCGAAACACTCCGCGGTGGCTCGCCAGGAGCTGACGGGTGCTTTCTGCTTCCGGACCGGATGAGGGCGCGAGCGCGCGCCACCACCTCGGCACCGACACCGCGCATGACGGCGCGCACCTGCTGCTTGCCGGCGACGATCGTCCAGCCGCCCGGCACGGTGATTTGCAAGAGGGCCATCAGACGCGCTTCTCCAATTCGCAATCGAGCCGCAGGAACCGCTGGCGCCCGTCGATCGACATCACGCGCCGCACGCGAAACCGTTCGACCATGTCGCTCTCATCCGGCCGCTTCGTGACGCGAAAAATGACGTGCGTCGTGTCAACCCAATCGAGCCACCGGATGACAATGCGATGCGTGACCGGGGTGTTGACTTGCTCCGCCGCATAGAAGGTCATCGTCCCGATCGGCTGCACATCGGCCCGCACGGTCTGACGCTTCGCAATGGTTTCCAGGAACCCAGGGCTGTCCGGGTCCGCCGCCTGCTCGCGGGTCGCAATCACCACCCGCCAGCGCAGCGAGCCGATCCGGACCGCATTCGGGTCCGGTCCCGGCTCGGGTTCCGGCAAAGCCATCGCATCAACCGCCGAGGAACTGCAACCGCTGGCGATCGAGCAACCAGGTCGCAGCGTCCGGCATCGTGGCGGCGGAGTCCCCGCGATGTTCGTAGAGGAATGCCGTGGTCATCATAATCGCCTGGATCACCGTAGAGGGCACGTCGTCTGCCGCGCCATAGCCAGCGACCATCGAGACTTGCAGGTGCTGCAGTTTGGTCCGGTAGGCCGCGAACCCGCCGCTCAGCACCGTCTCGGGGCCAATGAACAGCGTGGCCGGTTCCAGCGTCAGGTCGGCGACATAGCCAAGGATCACCGCCGGCGGCGTCACCGGCAGCGAAGCGGGCAAGATCGTCGTAGCGTTGCCCCATTCATCGAGCGTCGTCACCGACAAGATCGACTGCACCGGCGCGCGCGGCAGTTCCAGGGTCTCGTGCAGCCGGAGACGATCGCGAGGCAGCTCAGACGACGGCCGCATGGTCCACAGCAGGGTCTGCGTCAGCAGCGCCCGGCTAAGGTAGCCCTCCGCCATCACTCTTGCCGCCGTCAGGTAGCCCGTCAGCAGTTCGTCGTCCGCGTTGTTGTCGATCCGGCAATGTCGCTTGACCTGCTCGATCGACACCGGCTCCGCAGTCGGTTCCTCTGTCACCAGTAGGGTGGTTCGCACCGCTCGGTCCCCCGTCCCTGCGCACCGGCGCCACAAGGGCGCGATTGCGATAACCGCTGCGTTCCATCATCGCGTTGCATCCTTCACAGCATTTCCGATCGGGTGACGATGTTCACCACGGCGGCGGCGATCTTGTTCACCGGAGCTGCAAGCGTGCCGCTCCGAACCTGTAGCATGTTGACCCCGCGCCAGAGATAAGAAGGATCGGCCAGCGGAATGATGAACTGGCCCGCTGCGGCGGTGATCGTCACCTCGTTGCCCGCGCCGTCGTACAGCTCCTGCCAGGTGACGCCGTCCGGGCTGACCTGAAACGTCAAGGGGGCCGTGGTCCACACTGCCGGCATCGAGATTCCGACCAGCGTCAACGCGCCGAGCGACACCGGGCCGGACAGCGAAGCGCCCGCCGCGATCGTCGCCGGGTTGAGGGTAATGCCTACAGACAACATGCCGCGCGCACTCCCTGGCTTACTGCCGGTTCATCCACGCGCGCACATAGTCGACCGTCAGGGTGGCAACGCCGGTGCCCGACACCTTGTATGCCGCGAGGTATGGTTGCATGACCGCGAGCGTTCCGGTCGCTGCGAAGTTGATCGAGTTGTCCGCGTTCACCCGATTGCCATCGATGTAGAACGCCACGTCGGTCAGGTTGGTCGCGTCGATGCGGTAGATATGCCAGTCGGTGGTGCCGACCGTCACACCGCTCGCAACCGAGGTCGTTGTCACCCCATCGAACGCAGTGACCAGCACCGCGCCGCTCGCCTGCGCGCTGAATTCCAGGTAGCAGGTGTTGTTCTGCGGGCCGTCGATCCAGGCCGAGGCGGCGCCCCACACCACCTGCACGCCGGCGGCGCTCGGCGTCACGGACAACTGGACGCGGGTCTCGAAGATCAGCCCCTTGGTGCAATCCAGGGCAAGGTTGTCGCCCCAGTACAGCACGCAATCCTCTTTCTCGCTGGTCGCCGCCAACGTGCATGCGACCTGACCGCCAATCGCGTTCGCGACGCCGGCGAGCGTCGGCGGCCCGGCGCCGACAATCTTCTTGACGAACGGACAGCCATCCACCGCCGAGCCGGCGGCCGGGACCGCGACATAGGACTGCCCAAGAAAGTCCTCGTAGAAGTGGACGGGTGCGACCGGCAGCATGTACTCGAAGGTCGCGGTATCGAAAAACTCCAGCCGTCCGGCATGGAACTTCGAGGTCGTGGTCATGTCGTTCTCCCGATCGGCCGCAAGGGAAGGCACCGCCCGGGCGCGCGGCCCGGGCGCGATGAAAGCCGATTAGACAAGGGTCGATGGTGCGGACGCGCCCTGGTAGGACTCCCAGAGGAACAACTCTGCCTCGGTGATGTTCGCCGCGTTCGATGCGCTGGTTTGCACCGCGATGGTGTGGAACCCGTTGACCAGGTCCAGACACATTTCCGGAGTGATCTCGAAGACCACGATCTTGTCGGCGACGGTTGCCGAGGTCTGGAAGGTGGCACCCGGTGTCTGCACCGCGAGCGTATCGCTGGTGGCCGTTGCCGCGCAGAGCCAGGTCGGCATGACGCCGACCGCCTTCGAGCCGGTACCGAGCGTGTCCTGACCTTGCAGGATCGAGAGCGTCACCTGCGCCGCGTTGCCTTGGTTCACGTGGCACACAACCCACGCCTTGAGCGCGTTCGCCAGGTCGCGGTAGGCACTGGTGCGGCCCCCCGCGTCGGCCGCCGGAGGCAGCAGGCAAACCGGTGGAAACTGATAGGGCATAGAAATCTGACGTGCCATCGTCGAATGCTCCTGACGAAACTCAGAAAACTGTTAGCGGGACGCCAGCGCAATGAAGGGGCTCTTGGTGTTCGCCCCCTTGAATGGGGTCAGTGGCACCGCCCACATCGGCTTGCCGTCAACGCGATAGGTGATGCGGAACACCATCTCGTCGGTCAGGAGCGCGACGTGCATGCTGGTTGCCGCTTGGACGCCGTTCTTGTCCACCAGCATGTACTGGCTGAGGTCCGCCAGCGTGATATCGCCCGTGGTGCCGAGAGTGGAATTGTATTCCGTCCACACCACCTCGCGACCATAGAGGGTCGAGAACGGCGTGGCAGAAAGACCGCCTGGCGGCAAATAGACGAGCTGGCCGCCGGTGCCGACCGCCTGGTTCATCGCCATGAGCTGCGGCAGGCAGTCCTGGTTGATGAACCACACCGCGTTCTTCGCCGACCGCGCCCAGAGGCGCGACCACATCTGGTCGATGTTTTCCTTGACGATCGTCTGCGTGGCCTGGCCGGTCACCTTCGGTACCGTAATCAGGCAGGGGCTTTTCATGTAGCCGAACGGCATGCCCGCGCCGGTGCCCTCCACGATGGCATCCTCGGTCATGAACATGACTTCTTCGGAGAACGCCTGTGCGGCGATTGAGGTCAGTGCCGTCGAGTCCTGCAAAAGCTCGTCGGTGGTGTACATCACCGACATCAGCTTTTTCAGGTCGAACTCGATGGTGCGGAACTTCGGCTTCGATGGAGTGACCGCGGTGCCTTCCCCTACCCAGTTCGACGCGACACCGCCCCAGCGGCTGCCGGTCGCTCGGCTGGTTTCGTCCACGCCCGGTATCTTGATGCCGTTCGCGTTGGCGCTGATCGGCAGCTTGTTCACGCGACTGAGGATCTCGCCCATGTCGTGCGCGAGCATGAAAATCGAGGCCGCGAAATCGACCTGGACCAGGAAGCCGCCGCCGGTCGGATCGACCTCGCCCGCACCGGTCGGCGCGCGCACCAGTCGCCGGTCGGTGTCGCTCCCCTTCGAGCTGTAGTGCCGGAAAACCGCCTGGAGCTGCTCGCCCAACGTCCGGTATTGCTCGCCCGCGCGCGGCGTGAAATCCAGCCCCTTGCGGGCCAGACTGAGATAGTCGTCAAAGCCCCGCAGCCTGCCCTGGCGCGGGTCCATGCCCCGGATTTGCGACAAGGTGCGCTGCGACGGGTTGATCTCCATCACGTCGTCGCCCGGACCGGCGCCGATCGGCCGCGCCAGCTTGGCGGCGAGTTTTTCGGCCCGGTCCAGCTCCCCGATCGTGCGTTCGAGCGTCGCGATCTCCGCCTCTTTGGCGGCGAAACCAGGCGTCCCAGCCAACGGCGCGAGTTCATCCACCGCCACCCCGAGGGCGCGGCGGAGCGACAGCAGTGTGCTCATGTGATATCTTTTCCTTCAAATTGTCGGTCATCAGAGGTCGGGCCTGGAGCCTCTGGAGCCCGCCATGCTACGAATGCCGCCACGAGCGTTATCGTGCCCAGGCCGATCGCGGCGGGTGATTCGCGTGCAAGGAGCGGCAGGAGCTACCTTACGGGCATGACAACCACATCCTCGACAGACCGCACGACGAGGACGGCATGAGCGCGGCAAGCAAACTGCCTCCGGCAATGACGGTGGCAGAGTTTCTCGACTGGCACCCATCGGGCGCCGGCGATCGGTGGGAGCTGGTGGACGGCACGCCGCGCGCGATGGCGCCCGCCTCGCCCATCCATGGTGCGATTCAGAGCGAGACCGATCGCCTGATCGGCAATCACCTCGTGGCGACCCGCCCGGAGTGCCGCACAGTCGTTGAGCCCGGAGTCCGGCCGCGGGTGCGCGCCGATCACAACATCCGTGTGCCCGATCTGGGGGTCACCTGTGCCCCCTGGCGGAACGATGATCGGCTGCTGTTGGCGCCGCTCGTGCTGGTCGAAATTCTCTCGCCGTCGAACAAAAACGATACCTGGGCAAACGTATGGGCTTATGTATCGATACCGAGCGTGCAGGAAATCCTCGTGCTTTATACTGCGGAAATCCGTGCCGATCTGCTACGCCGGCAGGCTGACGGCCTGTGGCCGGACAATCCGCTGCCGATTGCCGCTGGTGGCGACGTGGTGCTCGAAAGCATCGGCTTCGCCGCGCCGCTTGTGGCGTTCTATCGCACCTCCGGACTGGTGTAAGCCGTGCAACGCTTGATCGTGCGTCAGGTCGCCGCGAGGCGGGCTTTCAATGCGGTGGCGCGCGCGAGTTGGGCTGCTTTCTCCGTGTTGGCATCGGGATCAGGGTCGGCGGGTGGATCGGTAATTGGATCGGCATCCAGTGCATCGACCACGCCATCCAGCAGGCTCAGTGCCTTTGCGTGGTGCGTCATCCCTTCGGCCATGTAAGCCTTTGCGGTGCGCAGGGACTTATGCGCGAGCCGGATCGCGTCCTCATGCGCCACTGGCATGTCGTCACTGTCAGGTGGGCCGTCATCCTTCCGGCGTCCAAGCAGCCGGCGCAGGGCTGCCAGCAGTTTCTCGTCGGCGTCCGACGCCGCCGCGGTGCCACCATGAACCGCGCACTCGGACGGGTCGGTCAGCCCGCATTCGTCGTCAGCGCTGCGTCCGCAGGTACGGACGGTCGGTTCGTCTTCGCTGCCGCCACCAGAACGCTGCGCGTTCGAAGGCCGACCCGAGCGTGCAGGTCGAGGGAGCGTGCGTCCTGTCATAGCCGGTTCCTTTGCTGCCCTGCGCAGGCGTTCCAATTCGGCGCGCGGCAGGCTCGCCTTGCCGTCGCCGTCCAGTGTGCGCTCTGCCCATTCCACCAATGGCCGTGTATCGATGCCCTTGCGGCGCGCCTCTTGCAGCGCATTCGGATTTGCCGGCACCGGGCACACGCTGATCTCGAGCGGGCTTTGTTCCAGGAAGTCGATGCCGAAGCCACGCTCGGAGTCGTTCTCGACAAAAGCGTAGCGGGTCGGCAGGAAGCCGACGCTGACCGCGCGCAGGAATTTCCCGAGCACCAGGCGATAGATCGTGTCGGCGAACGCATAGGTCTCCGGCGGCGCAAACTCGATGTCGCCCAGCAGGCGGTCGCCCTCGACCCCGACATTGCGTGCGCCGCCGATCGGCGGGGCGGAGCTGTCGTGCGCCCAGAGCGCGACCGGGTTCGCCAGAAAGTCGCTAAGGTCCCAGCCGGAAGCGGCGATGGTGTCGTTCATGCGATCGACGCTGCCGTCCGAAAAGCAGAACCGCAGCGTGCGCTCCGCGCCGTCCACCGGCAACGGTTGCGCCACGCTGACCCGATACACGCCGCCGACCGGCTTGCGCTTCGCCCGCAGTTCGCCGCGGAACTGGTCGGCGCTCATCAGCACAGTCATGGAATCATCAGCCTCCGACAATGAGCAGGCCGCGGCCGTCGGCGTAGATGCCGGACTCCTCCGCCATTGAGCGGCCCACCGCCATGATCAGCGCGACGATCGGGTCGATGCGCTCGATCGAGCGTTCCTTGTCCGGCTTCACGTTGCCGGCCGGGTCGGTGCGGATCGACACATTCGACGCGCACCAGTCCGCCACCGGATCGCCGCCGTGCTGCAGTTCGCGCGCCAGCACCTTGCGCATGAACTCGGCCGCCGCCGGCCCCATGCTGAGGAAGCCCTGGCCGAACTCGACCAGGTTCATGCCCTCGTCCGCCAGGTTGCGGATGATCTCGCCGGCGAACGTCCGGTCGAACGCCAGTTCTTCGATGTTGTAGACGCCGGCAAGCTCCAGGATCGCCGCTTCGACAAACTTGAAATCGGTCGTGTTGCCTTCGGTCGCGATCAAATGGCCCTGGTCGCGCCAGACCTGGTAGGGCGCGCGGTCCCGTCGCGACCGCTCTTCGATGTTGTCGGCGGGGCACCAGTGGCGCCACAGCACTTTCCACCGCTCGCCGTCGCTGACGGGCGGGAACAGCAGCGCCAGCGACGACAGGTCGTTGATGCGCGCCAGGTCGAGGCCGGCGAAGCAACGGCGGCCCCGCAGGGCGTCCGCGTCGATCGGCTCGGCGCCGTCCGCCCAGACCTCCATCGGGATCCAGCGCACGAGTTGCTGGGTCCACTGGTTGAGCCGCAAGCGGCGGATCGAGTTCTGCCGCGACGGCATCTCCAGCGCGAGCGCCACCTCGGCGCGCAGGTCCTCGATCTGGAGGACCGTGCCCAGCGACGGATTGGCCTTGCGCCAAGCCAGTTCATCCTGCCAGTCGTCGCCGTCATCAACGGTCGCGATGTAGGCGAACCACCGGTCGGCGGTCACCTGGGGGATCACACCGTCGAGGATTTTCACCGAAAAGTCCCAGTGCAGGTAACAGACCGAGGTGCGGCTCACGCCGGCGGTCGTGGTTTCGTACATCAGCGGCTGCAGCCGCGCACCCATGCCGGTGTCGAGTTTCTCGATCACGCCGGCGTCGGGGTGTTCGTGCAGTTCGTCCACCAGCGCGACGAAGACGTTCAATCCGTCCATCTTCGACGTATCGGCCGAGAGCGGCCGGAACCACGATGCCGTTGCCAGCACCGCAAGGTTGTTCGTGGTCTTCACAATCCGCCGGCGCAGCGCCGGGGAACCGGCTCGCATGCGCTCGGCTTCGGAGAACACGATGCGGGCCTGATCGCGCGTTGTCGCGGCCGAGTAGATTTCTGCGCCGGGCTCGTTTTCGTCGATCAGCGCCTTGAGGCCGATGCCGGCCTCGATGGTCGATTTGCCATTCTTGCGGGCGGTGGACACGAACGCCGTGCGGAACCTTCTGACCTCGATCTGCTTGTCGGGCAGCCAGAGCTTCCAGCCGAAAATCGAGCCGACGACGAAGGATTCCCAGTCGAGCAGAGCGAAAGGTTGCCCGGCATACTGCCCCTTGCTGTGGCGTAGCACCTTCGGGAAGAAGTCGATCGCGCGCTGGGCGGTGGCACGGTCCCAGCGCAGGCCGCGCGCCGGGCCATCAACCAGGTCGCGCAGGTGGCGCTCGCAGGCGAGGCGAACCAGGCGGCCGGTGACGTGCTGGTTCCCGACGACCGCCCTGGCGTACGCCTCGACCGGGTCCTGCGGCTCTGCCGGCCGCTTACGCCCTGCCACGCAAGAAGTCTTCGGCCGGGTCGGAGTCGCCCGGCGCGTCGCTCGCCCTGATCCGCGAGCGTGCCGAACCCGACAGGCCGATTTGCTCCGAGAGCTGGCGCACCTGATCGATTGCCTTGTTCGCGGCTGTCAAATAGGGCGAATACATCGGAAACCCGTTTGGCGCCTTGATGATGAGACCCGTGTTGACGAGCTGGCGTTCGCACTCGACCCAGCGCGCCCAGGCTTGGCAGTAGCCGGCGATGACGGCGCGGTCGAGCTTGGCGATCAGCCCCACCTCGGCCAACAACACGGTGATGCGGCGCCACTCCGCCAGCGCCTCGTCTTTCAGCATGTCGGGCGGGTCGGGGATTACCGTCCGCGGCGCCGCTTCCCGATCGTTGAGCGGGCGCCGGCCCGGGTTGCCGGTGATGAGTTTCAGTTTCGTGGGCTTCGGTTTAGGCCCGAGCATCGGCTCCCTCCGCCCCGGCCGCTGTGCGTGCTGCGTCCTCTTCCGCGAGCGCCTTTCCGGCCAGCTCCGCCATCATGCGCAACGCGACGGCGGTGTTGTGGACGCCGGTCGCGTGCTTGACGGCGAGCAGGCCCTGGAAGAATCGATCGAAGTCCGCATAGGGTCCGACCAGGCGGGTAACCGCGGCCTTCGACCTGGCGATCTTGGTAAGCCAGCTCATGAAGATCGCCGCATCGGCCGGCAGGAAGGAGATTTGCAGTTCCTCGTAGAACGGCTGGCCGACCCGCAGTACGGAGGTGTCGAGGTCCTCGACCTTGAACGCATCGTCGGTCAGGCCGGAGTATTCTTTCCAGCCGAAGTCGAGCTCGGCATAGAGCGACTGCAGGATGTTGGGATCGTCCTCGCCAACGATCGCGTTGTGGCTCAGTTGCAGCGCGACAAATTGGGCGCGGGTCAGCGGTGTCAGGATTTCGAGAACGTCCGCTTCCTCAATACCGGCCTTGATCGCAGCCGGCACGCGATGGTTGCCCGACGCCACCAGCAGCTTGCCCTCCACGTGGCCAACCAGCGGCACACTGGTCAGGCAGCCATCGGCTTTGATGTTCGCGACGAGGCGGGCGAACGTCGTTCCCCGCATGAAGCGGGCATTCTTTTCAAGTAGCGTCAGGTCGGCGAGCCGCATCCGTGTGACGCGCGTTTGCAACGAACCGCTGGAACCACTCTGCGTAGATTTCGGCTGGGGTCTGCTGTCTGATCTTGCTGCCATAGTTCAACATCCCGGGGCCGCGGCCCAACAGTTCGAAGATGCCGCGGTACTTCATGGACACCGGCTTCGATGTAAAAGCCGTGGTCATCACCGAGTCGATCCGCTGCACCAGCCTGACCTGCATCCGGTCGATGATCGTCGCCGAGGTCGCCAGCATTGCGATCAGCTTCGACAGCCGGCTGCGCGGCGATAGCGCGAAATCCGAGAGCAGGTAGAGCAAGTCGCCGCCCCACTTGTCGCGGGAGTAGATGAAGCCGCCGGCCAGGCGGCCGTCGATCATCACCAGAAAGTTCGCGAGGCCGGCGGTGTGCGCGATCCCCTTCGCCAGGTAGATGTCCTTCAGGAAATTCATCTGTGCCGACGTTGCGGGGACGATCTCGACGCGTGACGCGGGGGTCAGTGTCGCCGGGTCCAGCTTGGTGTAGCGGAACGGCGTTGAGCGGTGCCGGGCACGCCGCACCGAACTGGCCGATTTATCCGCGAAGGTGAAAACGGGTTTGTTCGATTCCCCGCGATAGACGGTTACCGGCTGGTGGTGTTCGAGCGTGTGGTCGGTCAACACGCAATACCGCACTCGCATCGCGTCCAGCTCATCCAGCCACGCCTCCAGCGCGGCCGGGTTCCAGACACCGTAGGTCGGCCGCGGCCAGTCGGTGTTTTGATCCACGAAGCGGTACAGCCGCTCATATCCGTTCTTGTAGGTAGGCGGGAATGCTGCGATGCCACCCCCGACCTCAGCCGCGCGCCTCGCTTGCTCCCGAAAGTCTCCGGGATGGAAGCTCGTTATGTGCAGCCCTTCGAGGAAGGAATCGAGCCGCTTCCGCACCGGCGCGAGGAACTCGGCAAAACGTTCTTCGTAGTGTGCAAAGTGTGCCTGGGCATGCGGGTTAGCGCCCTTGTACTTCGCCATCTCCAGCGCGACCTTGACCGCCGCGGCGCGCGCTGCGAAGGGCTGGCCCACGAGCAGCGGGTCGATGAAGGCGAGCCGGCCCTTGAATGCGAGCGGGAACTCGGCGCCGGTGGCGAGCGCGCCCAGCGAGCAGGACAGCAGCGACACATCGTTCGAATGCACGACGACGGTCGGGTGAACCTCTCGTACGGCGCGGTCGAAGCGGAATGACCCGGAGCATCCGACGAAGACCTGGCGCCATTCGGTGAAGGGCACAGAGCGCGTAATTTGCTCCACAGCGGGGCGCGGCACAGCTCCGACGAACATGGGCGACCCTTGCGCAACAGATGCCGAAATATCTGACCTGCTATCAGGGCATCACACTACCATGATAGCAAAGTAGCAGCACGCACCCCGGCTCATCCGAGCGGCAAAGTCGAAGAACATGGCAGAAACTTTCAGTGTTACGTGTTATCCACTTGTGCTAAGATAGCAATGTTTGAAATGTCTTTCGTGAAGGACGATTTGTATGCCGACACTACCTATTATCAAGACCGCATCGTGGGCAACCAAACTGCCTGACGATCACCTGCGAATCGGCATATCACGTGGCACGCCGCGCCGGTTGCCCGCCGGCTACCGCATTTATCGGGCGCTCGCGCCGAGACCATGGTTCAACGATGTGGGGATCGAGGAGTACTACAAGCTCTACCGTACCGAGATTCTCGGCCGCCTCGATCCGCGAGTCGTCGCTGATGCCTTGCTTGGGCTTGCCGCCGGTCGCGTGCCGGTCCTGCTGTGCTATGAGCAGCCGGTTCCGGGCCAGTGGTGTCACCGCGCTATGGCGGCGGAATGGCTCGCGGAGGCCCTCGGCGTCACGGTGCCCGAGTTCGGGTTCGAGTCACTGCCGCAACACGAGCATCCCCTGATGCCGCCGCAGCTTCGCCGCGTCATTGCATCGACCGTCGTCCCTCACGTTGCGCAGTTGGTCGGCCGCACCGCGACAATTGACGGCGAACTGCATCGCGTAGTCGGGCCTGATCCGAAGAAGCCCGGTATGGCGATCATCGCCGCTGGCGAGCGACGATTCTCCACCGGCATCGAGACGCTGCGGCGCCACTTCGGCGATCTCTGATCTCCGACCCGCGCGCCTGCCAATTGTACGATTTGCACCCTCGCAGTGCTGCCCATCGGTGCAGAGCATGATGCTTTGCTAGCACGATACCAGGATAGCACGATTGCGACATGGCGGTGTGGAGCGGCTACGGGAACTGCACCCGCCCGGGAGTTGGTGCTCCCGGTCAACTGATTGTCGCCGCATTGCTTGCAACCCGAAGTATAGCGGGAAGTGGTGCAGATAATTATATTGGTATTTTAGCGCTTTATGTTTGGTGCAGGAGTGAAACCATGCTATAAGATACTCACTAACTACTTGCTCCGAAGACCACTCCGATGCCCACACGGACCGCGAAGATTTCCAAGAAAGCCGCAGCAGTGCGCGACGCCTACGCAGCCCGCACCGGCATGGACAAGCGGTCGGCGAAGATCCTCGTGGCGGCCCACATCGTGAAGCCCGAAACCTACCAAGACGAAGACGGCAACGTAATCCGGGTGTGGAAGTCCTCGGAAATGTCGTCGTACTCGAATGCCGATATCGCCTCGACCCTGCGCAACCGGGTCGCGGTCGAACCTAACGAAATGCTCGGCACGGTGCCTCCCTCCGCGATCAAGTACTGCGTCACCAAGGGCTGGCTGGTGCCGAACGCGAGCAAGACGCTCTACAGCGTCACGCTGCGCGGCGCCATCGATCTAAACCTGCCGCTCCGCTTCAAGGGCGGCGCGTTCCACGGCCGCAAAATCCCGTTCGCGGCAACCCCATCGGCTCCTACCAAGGGGTAATTCCAAATGTTCACTGCGGAACTCGCTCGGCTGAAGACCGAGTATGTCCGGCTGCCTGCAAAGGATCAGACGTTTGCCCTGTCGCTTCTTCAACAGCAGGCCCGCACCGGCGGCCTGTCGGACCGTCAATGGCCGTGGGTCAAGAAGCTGGTCGATCGCATCGACCAGCCACAAGAGGCCACCGGCCCGCGCAACCTGGGCGATCAGACCGACCTACGCGCCCTGTTCGCCAAGGCGGGCGAGAAGATCAAATTCCCCCACCTACTGCTGCGCCACGATCGCGACGGCTATTCCGAGACGCTCAAAGTCTGGATCGCCGGCGCGCGGTCAGCGCACCCCGGCTCGTTTTCTGTCACGACAACGGCCGTCGCCCGCGAGTGGCTCGGCCGCATCATGCCGGACGGAACCTGGACGCCGGGGCACACGCGAAGCGCGATCGAGTACGACAGCGTTGCCGACCTTCTCGCCGCGTTGATCGCCGCACCGCAAGCCATCTTGGCAGCGAACGGCAAGTCGGCCGGCGCCTGCTGCTACTGCGGCAGTGAACTCACCGACGCTCGCAGCGTCGAGGCCGGCTACGGCCCGACCTGCGCGAAGAAGTGGGGCCTGCCATGGGGCGGTGCGAAGTGACCAGCCACCGCCACGTGACGCGCCCGACCAAAACCCAGCGGCTGATCGAACTGATACGCGCGGGCGACTGGCCGCGCGCACTCAGCCTCGCCAACACCTTCCGCCGCCTTGGGCCTCACCGCGACACGATCCGCCTCGCGCGTGAGTGCCGCGTGCATCCCCGATTCTATCGCAGCGTCGGCCGCGATCCAGAGGGCGCGACCGCAGCGGGCATCGCCGCGCTGCAAGAACTCTATCCCCCGAACAGGAGCCAACCATGACCGTGCAACAGCGGCAGGAGATCGAACGCCGGATCATCCAGCGCATCGTACGCGATGCACTCGATGCCGGATTTCAAATCACCGTCGATGATGGCGGCGCCGAACCGAGCGTCAGGCGCTCAACCGACGAAGCCACCATCACGGCAGCGGTGATGCTGACCGACGAGGATTTTCTCCACTTCAGCAAGCCCGGCGAACCGCTCCAGGGTTGGGTGCGGCTGATCTACGGCAACGACGGCTGGGACGTGGTCAACGACTACACCACGAACCTGGAGCCGCTGCTGGCCGACGCGATGGCCGAAGCCGATCGCCTGGAGGCCACGCACGGCTGAATGCGACCCGTTTATGAGTAGCTTACTTGCGCATGGCGAACCACCCGCCGACGCCTTGGAGCATACGCAAATGGCCCACCACACAACGACAGCGGTCCGCTCACTGAAACTGCGGACCTTCACCATGCGGCAGATCGAAGAGGCGAGCGGCATGCAAGCCGGCTTCTGCCTCGCCTGCGGCGCAATGCAGGAATGTTGCGAACCAGACGCTCGCAAATACCGCTGCGACAACTGCGGCAAATCCGAAGTCTACGGCGTCGAAGAACTCCTGCTGATGGGCCGCGTCTACTAACCGCCGCCCCCTCCCGCCCCAAGGAAATCCCCCCATGTCCGCCACCAGAACGCGGGTGCCTGACGACGTACTCCCGATCCTCCGCCGCAGCACCATTGCCGGAAACGTCCTCACCCTCCCCGAGCAACTCGACCGCGCAACCTACCTCCGCGTCGCCAAGGTGCTGACCGCGGCGCGCGGCAAATGGAACCGCAAGGCCAACGGTCACGTCTTCCCCTTCGACCCGCGCGAGCTGATCGGCGCGGTGGTCGAGGACGGCGTTGTCGTTGACGCCAAGCGGACCCTGCAATTCTTCGAAACGCCCGACGATCTCGCGCAGCGCATGGTCGGCCTCTCCGGCATCGGCCCGGGCGAGATCGCGCTGGAGCCGAGCGCCGGCCAGGGCCGGATCGTCCGGCACCTGATGGCGAGGGGCGCGATGGTCGATGCCGTCGATATCGACCCGGAGAACAGCAAGGTGCTCCGCGCCATCCCTGATATCCGCTGCGTCTGCGAGCAGGATTTCCTTGAGTACGCAAAGGTGGACGCTGCGCTGTACGACGCGGTGGTGATGAACCCGCCATTCTCGAACAATCAGGACATCAAGCACATTCGCGCGGCATGGCAGTTCGTCCGCCCCGGTCGGCGCCTGATCGCCATCTGCTCCGAGGGTCCGTTCTTCCGCCAGGACACCGCAGCACGCGAGTTCCGCGCGTGGCTCGAAGAGATCGGCGCCGACGCGGTGAAGCTCCCCGACGACACGTTCCGCGAGAGCGGGACCGGCGTCGCCACCCGCATCATCTTCGCCACCAAGGCAGACGCTCCGGCGCCCGCGGTCACCGAGGAACCCGAGGCCACGGCCCGCGACATCCCGATGGACCAGATCGAACCCGGCCCCGACCAGCCTCGCAAGGTGTTCGAGCCGGCCGCGCTGCGCGAGCTCGCCGCCTCTATCCGGGCGGACGGGCTGCTGCAGCCCATCGTCGTGCGGGCCTCGACCACCGGCCGCACGCCTTACATGATCGCCGTCGGCGAGCGGCGCTGGCGCGCCCACCAGATCAACGGCGCCGCCACGATCCGGGCTTTCGTAACGGTGCCGAAAGACACCACCACGATCCGCGTCATGCAGATCATCGAGAACGACCAGCGGCAGGACGTCACCCCGCTGGAGCAAGCGCGGTCCTATCAGGCGCTGATGGACTCGACCGGCTGGAGCGTGGAGGAACTCGCCGCCCGCATCGGCAAGGCGCCGTGGCGCATCACCGAGCGCACCGCCTTGCTCAATCTCCGGCCCGAATACCAGGCCCTGCTGGCGAGCGGCAACCTGAAGCCCTCCGAGGCGACCGAACTCGTGCGGCTGTCGCCACGCGGGCAGGACGCACTGTTCAACGCCATCCGCACAGGCGGCTGCCGGAACTACAACGACCTCCGGGCCTCGGCTACCGCGCTGGTCAATGCGGAGGCGCAGCTACTGCTGATGCCCGACGCGCCGCCGCCGCCGACCAAAGCCGACCGCGAGCTGGCCAACGCCTTCGAGGCTCATGTGGAACGGATCGCGGCGCTGCTGCGCTCCGGCATTCAGGAGAACCAGATCGTTGCGGTGCGCAAGACCAGCCCGCACCGCGCCGGCACCCTGGCCGACCTGCTGGCCGTCATGCAGACCGACCTGCGCCGTATCGAGGTCGCGCTGCGCGAGGTCGCCATCCAGGCGAATTTCCTCGACACGGTGGCGAAAGCCGCCTGACGCATGGGCCTGCCCCGCTCAGGCGGGGCTGCCCAGACAGCAAAGTAGCATGATAGCAAAACAGCAAAGGGGCACGTCATGGCCCACGATGTCATCTTTGACGATCTGCTCGCCTGCTCGTCCGACGCGGTGGACGCGCTGGCAACCAACGACCTGGCGACGGTCCGGTCCAACCTGGAAACCATGCTGGCCTACCGGGGACAGCCCAACATCGAGGTCAACGATGTCGGCTCGGAGGAACTGCTGATTTGCGCCGCCAACGCGCTGACTGCGTTGGACAAGGGCGATCTGGGCGAGGTCAGGTTCAACCTGAAAGCGCTGCTGGACGGGCTGGGCGAGGTCCTAGACCCGGAAGATGACTCCTGACGGCCGCGGACTAGGCACTGCCAATCGCGGCTAATGGCTGGCTTTCCGGGCGCGCGCGGCCATCCCGCCGGCGCGCGCCATACCCCCCACCCGAATTCGCGCCGTAGCGCGTTTTACCCATGCACGGTCCCGGTGGGGGCGAGCGGGCGGGCTGAAACCCCCTACCCATGGGCGCGGCCGTCCACGGCCCGCCGCCGCGGTGGAACGCCTATGAGAACCCTACGACCGGAACCGCAACAACGCGATGGCCATTGTCACGCAATATTCTGAGTACAATAGCGACACTCGGTCACACAATCATAACCACGGCAATTGATATTTACGTCTCGGAGTAGGGAATAAGTTTGCCGCCTGTATTCAACCATTCCGGTCGAGGATTCGTTCCATCGGGAAGACGCGTCGTTTCCGACAGGAAGGGTCCTTCGTGATACAGCGAGTGCCATGGAAATGAAGCAAAATTATCGCCCAAATAGAAGATTTCGTCTCCGGCAAGATGCACGCGCGAAAGGTCCGCTCCTTCGAGGTGTGCCAAGCCAAAGTAGGCACATCCGATATGCGCATCTTGAAGTTTTGCTCCTTCGAGGTGCGCCCCGCGGAACATGGCTACCTGAAGGTGCGCATCCCAGGAGCTTGCAGGGCGTTTTGGGGTGCCCGCGTACTGCTGTTCCAATTGGAACAGCAGTAACCTCCACCGAAGCAGCACAAAAATTCCACGTTGCTGTTGTAAACCGGTTTACAACAGCGCCTTTGCACCACGGTCCTGGAGGGTGCTGAGTGAGTCGGATGGGGAGTGAGTCGGTGGCCGGGCTCCGCCGGTGGCCATGTTTAAGATTCAAACATGGCCAATCGACTCACCCTCTTAAATGACTCACTTTCCCAAGTGACTCACTCCCGTTGTCGCCAGAGGGCAACGCAAAGCTACTGATAGGACGGGCGTCCTAGCAGTAACACAAAAACAGGCTGTCTAATGGCCATCTTCCGGCATTCCTACCCGCCGGTAGGCGAATTGCCGTTGATGCGCCGGCGTACGGGGTCCAAATTAGAACCCGAGACGCAACAATGGAGTCTAACCCCATGCCCGTAACTTGGAAAAATGGATACACTGTCCACGAAGCCGCAGCAGAGATCGGTATCGGCAGGACAAAGCTTTTGGAACTTGTTGCCGATGGAAAGATTGAAGCGCGAAAGGCTGGCAAGGTAACTATCATAATCGGCGAGAGCCTCGCCGCGTTTTTTGGGTCCCTGCCTCGGGCGCAGATCACACTGCCTGCGTATCAGAAAGAAAAGCAGGCACGGGAGGCGAAGCCTGCGGAGCCTGCGAAGCGGGAGTTGACGCTCGCAAGCCTGGGGCTGCCATAAAGAACAGCCGGGCGGTGGAGTGCGCGCCCGGCCTAGCTGGAGTTCGTTGGAGTGTGTCACTGGCAAAATGACGCCAACATTCTAGCAATTCTAGCACGGCAGCGCTAGCCCATCGTCCGGTCACGCAACGGAACGTGACATAGGGACCTAAATATGCTTACATACACTCCTGTCCGGTCAATAACCGAACAGATTCAGTCGGTTATCGTCCATGGCGGGTTCGGAACTGTCGGCTGTTTGTAACATGATAGATTCTATCGAGGCTTTTTCAAATACTGTGACCGAAAACACCTGCATCAATGTGTAGAGCGACACGTCCAGCTTCAGCCGCTTCCGGACGATGGCGGCGAGCACGTAGACCGAGACGGCGATCCATATCTGCGTCTTCACCACATTCTCCGACGTCCCGTAGAACTGCTTGATCCGGAGGTGCTGCTTGATCCACTCGAAGAAAAGCTCTACCTGCCAGCGACTTTTATACAGGTCGCAGATCGTCAGCGCTGGTAAGGCCGTCTGATTGGTAAGAAACACGAGCGTCTTTCCGGTTT